CCGCGAAATCCAGGGCCGACCAAAGCTCAACGTCAAGGATTTCGTGATTATCAATCAGGTTCCGGTGCATGTGGAAGACCTGGACGATTATATCGCAGCCATGAGCGGCAAAACGATCAATCCACCACCACCGCCGCCAATGCTTCCCCCACCAGCAACACAAACGACAGTAACTGAAGTGCCTAATGACGCAACCGATGGCACGACAGACAATACGCCACCGCCTGCAAAGATGCTTCCATTCCCCGTTGCCTCTATGAAGATACTGGACTTACACACAGAAGCGGAGAAGGTTGCGTACATGAAGACGGTTGAGAGTCGGCGGACGAAATGGGAAAAGGTGATTAAGGGGAGGCTTGCCGACTATTTCAGGGACGAGCACAAAACGATAGCGGCCGCTATGAGCCGTGGTGACATATCCGATGCATCCAGCAATATTGAGCACGCGCTCTCCGTCTTGGAGCAGCAAGGCACGCTCAAAAGCCTGATCGTCGGTATCTATCAGGATGTGGGAGAGGACTTCGGGGAGAGTGTGCTGAAGGATTTGAAGTTTGGCGATACGTCTTACGAACAAAAGCTCCTCAACTTGCATTTGAACCTGCACGCGCCCGATGTGCTCGTGCATCTGTTGCAGATAGCGGGGGAGAAAGTGCGTCAAATCTATGGAACCACGCTGGCCTTCTTGCAAGAGCATCTGACCGCAGGGGTACAAGCGGGTGAAACGCTTGACCAGGTTGCGCAAAGAGTCGATGATCTTTATACGGAAAGCATTATTCCCGAGCGTTCACAGACCATCTCGGCCACTGAGGTGCATAGTGCCAATGAATATGGCTCAGCGCAAGCGGCGCAACTGTCGGGCCTGATGCTCAAGAAGATGTGGCAAACGACGTTTGATGACAAGGTGCGGATAGATCACGCCGAAGCGCAGGGGCAAGAGGTTGATATGGATGAAGCGTTTGATGTTGGTGGCGAGCAGTTGATGTATCCAGGCGACCCCGCTGGCAGTCCTGGTAATATTATTGGCTGCCGTTGTACCGTCATATACTTTAGTGTGCAAACCGTGGATGATGAGATTGGCAAAGCGTTGACGAAGTACGCTCGCACATTTCCTCAGTTGATCGTCACCAGGGAACACTATCGCGAATTGTTGAGGATAAAGCGATGAAATATTTTTATGACTGCGAATTTATAGAAGATGGTCATACGATAGACCTCATCAGCATCGGTATCGTGGCTGAGGATAGTAGGGAGTTTTACGGTCAATCAGTGGAATGGGACGCGAACAAGGCCAGTGACTGGGTGATGCATAATGTTTTTCCTTTTCTTCTTCTCTGCCCGAATGGAGGTAAGATGCATCATGCTGCCTATCAACTCCATTGCGTTGGTCATGAGTCTTGCCCCTGGTATTCCCGCACTCAGTTAGCGCGACAGATACGACAGTTTTGTGATCCTGAGCAATACGGGGAACCTGAACTGTGGGGCTACTACTCAGCCTACGATCACGTGGCTTTCTGTCAATTGTTCGGAACCATGATGGACTTACCGAAGGGCTACCCGATGTACACCAGGGATATCAAACAGTGGTGTGATAGCCTAGGCAATCCTCGATTACCAGAGCAGGGCAAGGGTGAACATAACGCGCTTGCTGATGCGAGATGGAACAAAGTAGCGTGGGAGTTCCTGGCAGATAAAGAAAAAATAAGGTAACAAAACGGATTTTTGCTGGACCTATTAGTACGTAAAACGCGTAACATCTGTTACGTTTTTGACAGTCGCGGATAGCCCAATGGCAGAGGCATCACATTGTTTGTGTGACATCAGTTGGAGGTTCGAATCCTTCTCCGCGAGCTAACCATAAGTGAGGGACAAGCCATGACCGCGCAAGAATTAGCACAACAGATCATTGACATAGCGCAAAAGGCCCTCTCGAAAGAGAAGCAAGTTGCCATTTACATCGGCGATGATGCGGGCGAGTGCGCAGCTCGTGATGGCCTGGAAGCCATTATCAAGCTCTGCCAGGAAGTACCACCAGCACAGGACGCATACAAGCAGTACGAGAAAAAAGAGGTGAGGCATGCCAAGACTAGCAAAGCTGGCTCTACAAGCTGATTTGTGCTATAATGGAGGGAGAAATATTGTTGTGCCAGGCGGTGCAGTGAACACCCCTGGCCGGACGCATCTGTATAGGAGACGCATCATGGATATTATACCCTCTACCTCTGGCATCTACAAGATCACCTGCACGGCAAACAAGCGCATCTATATCGGAAGTGCTGTAAATCTACAAAGTCGTAAAGGCCAACATTTCAGTGCTCTTCGACAAAATAAACACCACAATCCGATTTTGCAAAATGCTTGGAATAAGTACGGCTCCGATGCTTTCACCTTCGAAGTGTTGGAATATGTTTTGCCTATGAGTTTGACAGCGCGGGAGCAATATTGGTTTAACCGTGAAAAACCATTTGGCCGTAAAGGTTTCAATGTTGATCGTGAGGCTGGCTCTAGGCTAGGTAACAAACACACACCTGAAACCATCGAGAAGTTAAGCCTATCTCATATGGGCAAGAAACAAGCTCCTGAAACCATTGAGAAAAGGATAGCTCCATTACGTGGTAAGAAACGATCTCCTGAAGCGATTGAGAGCATGAGACAGGCCAGGCTTGGCAAGAAAATGTCACCTGAATCTAAAAAGAGAATGAGTCAGGCCAAGCTTGGTAATCAATATCAGCTTGGCAAGAAAGCATCTCCTGAAGCTAGAGCGAAAATGAGTCAAGCTGCTATTGCCAGGAAACGTTCACCACACTCACCTGAAACACGGGAGAAACAGAGACAGGCTAAACTTGGACATGAAGTTTCTTCTGAAACACGGGAGAAAATCAGTCAGGTTAATCTTGGTAGGAAACATACTCCTGAAGAGCTAGAGAGAAAAAGAAAGGCTTCTCTTGCTATGTGGGAGAAAAGGAGGAATGAACATGCCTAGGCTTGCGAAGGTAGAAAGAAAGCTCGAATATTTCCCTTGCATCTCTGAGATTAAGGAAGTAAACGATGCAAAATATCAGATCGGTGGATATCTTAATTATCTGAACAATATAGATTTCGGCCAAGACCGTACGCTAAAAGGTGCTTTTCGTAAAACACTGCAAGACAGTTTTGCGAGAAAATCTACACAAGATTTAGATTATCTCTGGCCGTATCTGTGGAATCACGATTATAGCATCATTCCACCAGGGGGCATCTATGATGCTGACGAAGATAAGGCTGGGTTATACGTGCGCGTTCAGTTCAACCCCGAAATACAACTTGCGAGAGAGTTGTTTGCAAGTTTCAAGATGAAAACGATGACCAAGCAAAGCATGGGGTATAAATGCATACAGTCAGAATTTGTGAAAGACGAGAAGACAGGTCAGACAATCCGCAACCTGCTCGAAGTGGCCGTGATGGAAGGTTCAGCGGTAGTTTTTCCGATGAACGACCTCGCGCAAGTCGATACCGTAAAGAATAGGAGGACATTCTATATGTCAGGCAAACAAAAGCAGGAAACAACTCCTGTTTTAACAAAGGACTATGCCGCAAGTTACGCGCAAGTGACCCAGCAGGATTGGGTATCTGATCTTTGGAACCTATGGTATCCGCTCAAGAACGAAATCATCACCGCTTTCCAGATCGGGGATAGTCCAGAAGCTGATGTGAAGGCTGCTTTAGCTCAGTTCAGCGCGGCCACGCTCGCGTATGTACAGCGCGGTATCGAACTGGACATGACGGAATGCTTGCAACCCAGCGATGACAACTCTATGCCGATGTACATGACGGCAGCTGACAATCCAGACACGAAAGACGCAGCAGGTGACACCAAGAAATTGAGCGCAGCCAGTCATGCGAAAATGACCAAGGCTATCGGTGGCATGGAAGGCCATATCAAGGAGATGAAGTCTGAACTGAGCCGGCAAAGAGCGAATGCCCTGCAGGGGTATCAAGTGTATGGTGGCAACGAGCCGCCAGAGCACAAAGACGAGGATGAGCCATCAGAGGATGAGGATGAGGCAACGCGGCTCGCGAAGATGCGGGAAGCGTTGTACGACCTCACCACTCGGTTACAATTCCAAAACGCTGACAAGGGCATCTAGTTTGTGCTATGATGGAGACTATGGATAGACCGACAACACTTGAAATTCAGGGCAAAGGCCAGTTTTCTTCTACTGCTGAAGTTAGCTCCACATTGACTATCCAGAAATTTGCCAGCATAGAGGCTGGCGATATAGGCATACTGGCAGCGAAAAGAGATGCAGATAGGGAACTTGATCGATACTTCCCACGCATACATCCCTATATCACCCGCATTGAAGCAGCAATCATTCGGGAACTTTATGCAATTGAGGGCTATCAGGCTTATCTCATGCGTGTATATGTGACATGTCCCTTGCATGTTGTACAGGAATTGCATAAAGCTGCTGGCATGCATGTAGAGATACCGCGAGAGCAGATACACTATAAACCTGAATAACTTTATGTTATACTAGAAGAAACAACGGGCGCGGCTCGTCCGCCCCGCTAGCAGAGAACACAACAGAATAGCGTACGAAGCGCTGACTTGTCTACCTTCGGGCGTGGATGAAACTTTGACTTTCACCATGAACGGAGGTTTTATTATATGGCTGGATATGAAGAGCTGAACAAGCTCACTGAAGAAATCCAGAAACTCAACAAACATTTAGATGAGCGTGTTCA